CAAGTATAATACAAGTTCTGCAATGCGAGACCTCAACAACAACAACGACGGGATATACGACGGGTTTAGAATCAAGGTTATGGACTTAGAATTCTTTTCTTATAACTCAATGGTTTTAGAAGAGAGAGTAAACTCTAAAGGCAACACAGTTGTAGGTCGTGCAGCAAAAGCAAAAGCTAACCGCTCAGATAAGAAGTATTCTAAGACAGACTACAAGGTTGTATACAAGGGAAAGTGGGTTCTAGGCTCAGATGTATTTTTTGACTGCGGTCTTGCTACAAATATGAAAAGAGCAAAGTCGTCACTGACTGACACCTCTTTATCGTATCACCTTGCAGCACCTAATATGTATCAGATGTCTACCTACTCGTTAGGAGACCAGATGAAGAGTTTAGCTGACCAGATACAGTTGGCGTGGTACAAGTTACAGAACGTAATGCTAAGGGCTAGACCTCGAGGTATTATGATTGAGCTAGGTGCACTAGAAGGAGTTCCATTAGGAAAGGCGGGACGGGCATTAAAGCCAATGGAGATTTTAGATTTATATAATCAGACAGGTAACTTAGTTTATAGAAGATTAAATGACGAAGGTCAAGCAAGTAACTACAAGCCTATTGAAGAGCTTGATAACGGTATTGGAAACGAGGCTGTACAGTACTTTAATATTATTAAACAGAATATTGATTTACTTAGGGACATTTTAGGATTTAACGAGATTACTGACGGCTCTACTCCTGACCCACGCACATTAAACGGGGTGGCTAAATACGCAAGTGAGTCTACTAACAACTCATTAGATTTTATTAAAAGAGCCGAAAGAGATTTGTTAGAAAGATTATGTTATGACTTAACGCTTAGGATACAAGATAGTGCAATAAACGGCACAATCTCGGGTTATATTAGAGCACTAGGAAGTGAGAGTGTTCAATTCTTTAAGTTAGACCCAGAGGTGTCAGCATACGAGTGTGGACTAAAGATACGCCAGAAACCAACTGAGTTTGAAAAAGAAAAGCTATCAAGAAGAATTGAGCAGGCTATCCAATCTAACCAAATTACCTTAGCTGACGCTATGATGATTGAGAACCTAGAGAACCTTAAATACGCTGAGGTTTTACTTGGATACAGAATTAAAAAGAACCAAGAGGAGACTCAACAAAGGGCAATGGAAGCACAACAAATGAACGGGCAGATTCAACAGCAGTCAGCTGCGATGGCAGAACAAGCCAAGCAACAAACACTTCAAATGGAAACTCAAGCTAAAATGCAGCTAATCCAGATGGAAAAACAACTTGAGTCTCAATTGCTTGCACAAAAACAACAAGGAGAAGCATTAATGGAGCAAGGTAGGATAGAAGGAAAAATAAATGTATCCAAAATAGAGAGTGACAGCCGTGAATTTGTGCAACAAATAAAAAATCAAAAGATGTCGGAATTGAAAAAATAGTTTTAGTTTTGTACCACCAAACAAAAAATAGAGTAAACAATGGAAGATAATGTTATAAATTTAGACGAGCTATTACCAAGTAATGCCGTCGAAGAAAAAACACCAAGAGACATCACGCCCGTGTCAGAAAAAGAAGTAGAGCAAGAGGGTGGTGATGTAATTGAAGATGATTCTACGAAAGAGGAGAGTCAATTAGACGAGAGTACCACGCAGGAGGAAGAGTCTATAGAGGATGCCGTAGAAATAGGAAACCAAGCAATGGATACCATTGAAGAGGAATCTACTACGACAGAAGAATCTGTAGAACCACAACCAACTGCTGAGTATAAATTTAAGGACGACTTCATCAAGAAAGCGGTAGACTACTACGATACGTATGGAAATCTAACACCGTTCCTAGAAGCCACTAGCAAGGACTACGACGCTATGTCAGATGTTGATTTATTAAAATCCAACTTTGACAAAGAGAACTCAGACCTAAGCGAAAAGGCAAGAAATAGGCTTTTTGAAAAAGAACTTGAGAAATATAATCTTGAATCCTACGACGAGGATGACACAGAGGTTGGTAACGCACTACTAAAGCGAGATGCAGGTAAGTTACGTAAAGCCTTGAAAGAAGAGCAACAGCAATTCATTCAGTCAATACAGCCACAGGGACAAGGACAACAAGAACAACAACCGTCACCAGAAGAATTAGAAGCACAGCAAGCTGAAAGCAGAAAGATAATTCAAGGTGGGATTTCGGGAGTTGTTAAAAACAACTTAATTAAAGTTGAAGCTAATGGGGAAGGTATTAACTACCAAATTGGTGACACTACTAAGGTTGTAGATTACGCGTTAGACTCAAGTAAGTTTTTATCTACTTTTGCTAAGGACGGACAAGTTGATTGGGATAAATGGACTAAGGTTGTTGCATTCGCTGAGAATCCAACACAATTTATAAGTGAACTAATTAAACACGGTAAATCGCTTGGCAGAAAGTTGATGGAAGCTGAATTGAAAAATGTCACTCCACCGACAAACTCTAAGGAAGTTATTGAAAGCAATGAAAATATTAACCCTTTCGATAACCCTGTAGACTTTTTAAGAGGAATGACTGTAAGAAAATAAGTTATTCACATTTAAATTATTACTAAAATGGCTATTGCAGCAGGTAATATTGACCGTAGTTTTTTATCTACGGTTTCTTTCACAAACACGCTAGAGCAGCGTGAAATTTTAAAAGACGTTCTTGACATCTATGATGAAGAAGCGTCTATGCTTGATATTATGGATTGGACAGGTAAGGCTAAGGCTACTGCTCAAACTGAATATTTTACAGTACAGAACAACTTCTTGTATGCAATGGCTACAGTTAAAACTCCAGGAACTTCTGCGGGTGCTGCTGGTGCGTCTGTAGACATCACTATTGTTGGTTCAACTTCTGTTAAGCCTGTAGTAGGAGAATTAATTTTGTTCGCTAACGGTGTTGTAGGTTATGTTTCTGCGGCTTCTTCAGCTACTGATTCAGTTCTTACTATTAAGCCTGTTAACTCTGCTGACGCAATTCCTGCGGCTGCAACTGGAGCGAAATTATCTTTCTTCTCTAATGCTTATGCTGAAGGTACTGGTTCTAACCAAATGCGTAAATCAGATTTGATTAAGCGTTCTAACAAACTTCAAATCTTCAAGACTAAGACATCTGTTACAGATATCGCTTACGGTTCTAAGATTGAGGTTGAATTTAAAGGAAAGCCTTACTACTTCTTAAAGCAACAACACGATGCTTATTTGAAGCATAGAATGGATATTCTTTATTCTATCTTGTTTGGTCGTGAGTCTGCTGGCTTAACTGACGCTGCTGGTAATGCAATTAACACAACTCGTGGATTGCGTGATACTATCATCAACGCTGGAGGTATTACTTCTAACGTTGCATCTGCTGGTACAGTTGCTTTATCTGACTTAGCTGCTTTATCTCGTTTGATGGACGCTAACCGTTGCCCTTCTGAGTATCAATTATGGGCTGGAGCTGACTTTGACAATGCTTTTGATACTAATATCACTGCTGCAACTCAGTTTGTAAATGGTGCTATCAACTACGGAGCATTCGGTGGTAAGAAAGAAGTAGCTATCGCATTAGGCGTTCAGTCTCTTGCTGCTTACGGACGTACTTTCCACAAGAAGCGTTTAAATGCTTTATCTCATCCTCAAGTTACTTCTACTGCAACTAACGTAAACTACGCTAAAGAAGCTTACTTAGTTCCTACAGGAAAAGTTAAGGTTGAGCAAGGTGGTGGTCAAGTAGACCGTATGATGATTCGTTACCTAGAGATGGCTGATGGCGTTAATTCTCGTTTTAGAGAAAAGATGCTTGGTGGACTTGCCCCAACTCCAACTTCAGATACTGATACACTTGATATCGTGTACAGCTCTATTGAAGGATTTGAGTCGGTAGGCAATGAGCACTTCATTAAATATAATATTTAATCTTAGAATAGTGCAATTTATTAGGAAGGGGGGAGAAGAAATTCTCTCCTCTTTTTAAAAAACAATTATAAAACCAAACAATAATAAAGATGAAAGCATCAGAATACAATCAGTTTTCTGCTAGTATGCAGAAGAAATTAAAGCCTGACGAAAGGGCTAGCTACAGGGTACTTAATGTAAGACCTGACCCAGACAATTTTGGTAAGTTTTTAATGCCTGCAGCCTATCAGATACCATCTACAGATGTAGTGTACGACAAGACCAAAGGAGAGTTTGTTACTATTGCGGCTATTGAAAGAATAGACAATGACGGCAATCCCGTATTTTTAAACATTGTTTTTACGGCATCTAACTTAGGTTACTTGTTTTTAAACGGAAGTAATCCTACTCACCAAAAGATTTATCAGTTTGTAGAGTTATGCAACTATAATTCTTCTAACAAGGACAGAAACGATGAAAATGAGGCTATCTTTTATAGAGTTGACAACAAGAAAGAAGCTATAGAAGAAAGAAGTTTACGTAAGTTAATTGTTAAGGCAGTTAACACGGCTTTAGAATTAGATGACAAGAGAGCGAAGGAAGTGGCAATGGCATTAGGAATTGATGCGGAGACAATTGAAGAAATTCGGAACCAATTAGAGGACTTCTCAGAGGAGAATCCTGAAGAGTTTATGGATATTGTCGAGAGGGCTTCACTTAGCTTAGAGACAATGATTAAAGAAGCTATCAAGAAAGGTGTAATTAAGAACGACGTTAACGCCCAAGTATTTTCTTGGTCTGAGACAGGAAAGGAGTTAATGAAGTACAAGAAAGCTCCGAATAAGAATTACATTAAGGACTTAGCCGACTACCTAGAAGAGAATGCCCCAGATGAGCTAGAAGCTATCAAGAACCGATTAGGTTAAATCCGTCACAGGATTGGCATTTTTTTGTTTGGTTTAGGTTAATTAGAAGAGGCTACATATTGTAGTCTCTTTCTTTTTTTATAGGTTAATAAATTATAGTATATTTACACAAATTATACTTGGCTCTGATATGGCAGTAACATTCAATATACAGTTTAGAATAAGCGTTGCGACAAAAGTTATTCGCTTAACAGACACCTCCTCAGGCTTTACATACGGCAAAGGATGCTTTAAAGTAGAGTTTCCTAACGGAGTTGTTAGAAACTTACCTGACTTTAGTACTCCCGATTTAGTAGCAGCGGCTACATTTATAGATGTTCCTTGTGAGGTAGATGCAAGTGGCAACGTAGTTACAGGTAATTATATTATATCTTATGCGGTTATAAATAATCTTTCTGCTGGGCAGAACCCATTAGTAAGACCATTTGATTTTAATTGGATTGAGCCTGCTAATGGACTTACTAACTTCTCAGATGTTATTACTCCCGAAGTAGTATTTAAAGACCTTACGTCTTATTCTCCTATTGGTAGTTTTACGGGGGCTCTTACAAGAACTATTACTGGTTCATTCCCTAGCACCTCTGAGGTGTCAGGAAGTTCTCCTGTAACATCTACGTCAACAAATACAGTTACGGTTGTTTCTGGAGCAAACTACTACGAGGGGGTTTATACTCCTACAAGTGCTGTATCTGTAGCATATACCCATACTTCTAACGCTTGGCTAACAATCTTATATACAAGAACTTTCTCTAAGACGTTTGATATTAGAAAATGTCCTAATCAACTAGAGTTAGTTCAAAAGATTAATGCTTATAGGGTAATTATAGATGCATACAAGGAGACTAATGATACACAATTTAATTTATTAAGTGAGCAGTATGACTTAGTTCTTGCGTTATATTCTCACTTGATTGCTATGCACCAGACCACCACACAAGATGGTTCTGAGCCTATCCTAAGAGAGTTGTTGTCAATACTTGAGCCTTATTCAGGAACATATACCTACCAGTCAACTAAGATGCTAACATTTTCGTTAGCTGTTTCGGGGGCTAATTCATTCAATATATCTGACGGCACAAATACAGACGCTGTTCCACTAGGAAGTACTTTAACATTTGTTTCGGGGAATGCGGCACTAGTCCCTATTATTACAAATAATAATGTTACCTACTCGCCTACCTTTGGCACACTAATAAATACATTTGCTCAAGGAAACGACGCAAGGTTTCATAATCCTGTTACCATTGGTACTGCTAATGGACTAAGTATCTCTACTCAGGCATTATCTTTAGCTGCGGCTACATCGGGTAGTGCAGGAGCGATGAGTGCGTCTGACAAGACTAAGTTAGATGGGATTGCTTCAGGTGCTACTGCTAACACAGGTACTGTTACAAGTGTAGCTTTAACTGTCCCTGCTGCGTTTAGCGTATCAGGCTCTCCTATAACTACTGCAGGTACGCTTGCTATTACAGCGGGGGGTACATCTGCTGAGTATATTACAGGAGCAGGAGCTTTAGTTACATTAAATACTGCAAACGTACCTGAGAATACAAACCTATATTTTACTACCTCTAGAGCTAGGACTTCTATAAGTTTAACTACTACAGGGACTACAGGTGCAGCTACTTACGATAATACAACGGGGGTAATAAATGTACCTTCTTATATTGGAGGTGTAACCTCCTTTAATACTAGGACTGGTGCGATAGTTTTGTCTAGTGCAGATGTCACAACAGCATTAACGTATACACCAGTTCCTAGTAACAGAACCTTAACAATTAATGGACTTAGCTTTGACTTGTCTACTGATAGGAGTTGGACTATAGCTAGTGGTGTTACCTCGTTTAATTCTAGAACAGGTGCTATTACTCCTACAGCGGGAGACTATACTACAGCGTTGGTTACAGAGGTTACTAACCTTTATTATACAGACGCTAGAGCACGAGCTGCTATAAGTCTTACTACTACAGGAACAAGTGGAAGTGCTACTTATAATAACACTACAGGAGTTCTGAATATCCCCGCTTATCAAGGCGGTGTAACGAGCTTTAATACAAGGACTGGTGCAATCACCTTAACAAGTTCTGATGTTACAACAGCGTTAACGTATACCCCCTACAACGCAACGAATCCGTCCGCTTATATTGCCTTGACTTCTTTAAGTTTTGCAGCAGGGAGCGGAGCATATAATAATACCACAGGTGTTATAACTATCCCTACAAACAACACACATTTAACAAATGGGGCTGGGTATATAACGGGCATCACAAGTGGTAATGTAACTGCTGCTCTAGGGTTTACCCCCGAAAACGCAGCTTTTC